TTGATATAAAAAATAAAAAATGTATTCATGAAGGATGTAAAACAAGATCAACCTTTAATGTAGAAGGAGAATCAAATACTTTGTATTGTTCTTTACATAAAAAAGATGGAATGATTAATATAAAAAGTAAAAAATGTATTCACGATGGGTGTAAAACAAGACCAAATTTTAATGTAGAAGGAGAATCAAATGGATTATATTGTTCATTACATAAACAAGAAGGAATGATTGATATAAAACATAAAACTTGTTTTTATGATGGATGCAAGAAACATCCAGTGTTTAATATGGATGGCGAGTCAAATGGGTTGTATTGTTCTTTACATAAACAAGAAGGAATGATTGATATAAAAAATAAAAAATGTATTCATGAAGGATGTAAAACAAGAGCAAACTTTAATATAGATGGTGAGTCAAATGGGTTGTATTGTAATACACATAAACAAGAAGGAATGATTGATGTAAAACATAAAATTTGTAAAAGTGAATGGTGTTTAACATATGTTAAAAACAAATATGATGGTTACTGTTTGTATTGTTATATAAATTTATTTCCAGATAAACCCGTATCTCGGAATTACAAAACAAAGGAATGCGCTGTTGTAGAATATATAAAAACAAATATTCCAAATAATTGGGTTGCAGATAAAAAGATAGTTGGTGGTTGTTCAAAAAGAAGACCTGACCTTTTATTAGATATAGAACATCAAGTTATTATAATTGAAGTAGATGAAAATCAACACAATGATTATGATTGTAGTTGCGAAAATAAACGATTAATGGAATTATCACAGGATATAGGACATCGACCGATTGTATTTATTCGTTTTAATCCAGATAGTTATAAGAAGAACGAGACAAATATTACTTCTTGTTGGAGTAATAACGGAAAAGGAATTTGTGTTGTAAGTAAATCAAAAAAAGATGAATGGGTAAAAAGATTAAATGTATTACTGGAACAAACTAATTATTGGATACATAATAGAACAAATAAAACTATCGAAATAATTCAATTATTTTATGATATGTAATAAAATTACAAATTGAATTTATTTTAAAGAATTCCCGTTAATATGGGTTGAGGCATAACATGATTTAATATAATGTGAATTCCTCCCGCAACGATAACATGGTCCGTTATTTTTAATTTTTGGCTCTTCAATCTTTATTAACTTATCTATATCATCATTTTCATCTTCAAATAATGATATTAATTTATTTAACGAGCATTTCTTTCGTCTATGAGGAAACACATAAGAGCTTGGACAATCGCATTTTTCGTTCACAGGGTTCTTTTGTATAATAAACTTTTTACACTCATTCGCAAAATGGTCGTTTCTTCCGCAAATATAACATTTATCAGTTACGCCTCGAATCATTTGATTTAATGTAGAAATATTAGTATCACTCAATTTAATTTCACAAAAACTTCCTCCACGAACATTGTTAACCCCGTATTTTTCCATGTATTGAATAGTATATTTGTCTTCATCGTAATCATCACAACCGGGTATAATATCGATTACTTTTATTGGTTTATATTTTTTGGTCCAATTTGAACCTTCTGCATTGAAATGTTGTTCTAATCTAAACGAAGGGTTTGCTGTTTTTCCAATATAGTATTTTCCATTTTGTAATTGAAGTATGTAAATAAATATCATTTTAAATATGAACTATAGTAAAGTTATTCAATCAATTTTATCTCTCTGTAATTTTATTTTATGTTGTAAATATTTAATTTTGTATTTTATGTATATCTGCTATCGTATAATAGCTTGGCTCAGAATTATATATATGTAATAAAGGGAACAGGAATGGAGGATGTGTAAAACTATTATAATCTTCTAGAATTTCTTCATCTTTTTTTATATCTCGTAAGGAATAACAGTTTCCATTGATAAGGTCCGTTTTACAATTAGGATTTTCTGAATGATTTACGTATTTTCCATCGTCGGTAATTAAACATAATTTGTCGCCTTTTCCAAATGTTAATTCTAAAAACCGTTGTTGTTCTTCTAAATTGGGCAAACTATTTAAATGCGATATGCTTTGTTCTGAGGAATATTCGAATACATTATTGTTTAATTTATAGGTCCATATACATGTATTTGCTTTAACATCTTCCAATACATATATACCTTTTCCGTATTTGTTTTCTCTAATTTCGTAATCAATGTTCATATTTATTATTTATACAATAAACATTTAATTAAAAATATTATATGATTAATACGGTGAAATACTTATCATCTTGTATTTTTATAAATAGTTTATATATTAATAAAATAATTGTATTATTTCTATTGTTTTATTTGTTGAATTATCTATCCAATATTGTATTTGTTGTTTTAAAATATTTATTCGTTCTTCCCATTCTTTTTCTTTAGTTTTCATAATTTGTATTACGCCTAATTTATTTAATTTCCAACAAGATTTTACTAATGTTCCTTCTTGATTAGTATAATCATCTGGATTAAAACGAATAAATATAATTGGCCTATGTTGAAGGTCTTGTGATAATTCCATTAATCGTTTATTTTCACAACTACAATCATAATCAGTATGTTTATTTTCATCTACTTCAACAATAATAATATGTGTACCCATATCTAATAATAAATCTGGACGACGTCGAGAACAACCATCTTGAACTTTTTTATCAGATACCCAAGTAAAATCAGTAAATGTTTGTTTAATTTGATTAACAACTTCTTTTTCTTTTGTTTTGTAATTACGAGTATTTGGTTTATTTTGGTTTTCTGGATTATTTACAAAACAAGCAAGACAATAATGTTCATATTTTGGATTACCATAAGTTTCACACCAAGATGATTTACATAATGCTGAACCACCACATTCTTTACACGTTGTTTTTTGTCTTCCGTGTTTACAAAACGCAGACCCGCCACATTCTTTACACATTGTTTTTTGTTTCCCATGTTCACAAATAGATGTTCCGCCACATTCTTTACATGTTGATTTTCTTTTTCCGTGTTCACAAATAGATGTTCCTCCACATTCTTTGCATTGTGTTTTTCTTTTTTCGTGTTCACAGAATGCGGAACCACCACATTCTCTACATTGTGCTTTTTGTCTTCCGTGTTCACATAATGCATAGCCTCCACCGCATTCTTTACATATTGTTTTTTTTCTTCCGTGTTTACAAAACGCAGACCCGCCACATTCTTTACACATTGTTTTTTGTTTCCCATGTTCACAAATAGACGTTCCGCCACATTTTTTACACGTTGATTTTCTTTTTCCGTGTTCACAGAATGCTGAACCGCCACATTCTTTACATTGTGCTTTATATTTTCCATGTTCACACAATGCGGACCCACCACATTCTTTACATGTTGCTTTTCTTTTTCCATGTTCACAAAATGAAGAACCACCACATTCTCTACAATCGGTTTTGTATTTTCCGTGTTCACAGAATGCTGAACCGCCACATTCTTTACATTGTGCTTTATATTTTCCATGTTCACACAATGCGGAACCACCACATTCTTTACATTGTGCTTTTTGTCTTCTATGTTCGCATTTACTCATTTATTAAATATTATTATCAATTAATATTTATCAATTTTATATTAATAACTAATTTAATTAATATTATTTATATAAAAATTACAAGAAATAAGAAATATATTTATTTTCTTATTAACAAAATAAATTAATTATTTACCCAGTTCTTTTTTCTTAGCACACCCTCGCAAATGAGCTGAATGCGATTGCTTGTTCTTACATTTAAACTCGCAATACTGACATAGAATAATACCCTCTGTAACGGGTGTAAATCGTGTAGACAAATATTTCTCCAAACTTGGAATATTCATACTATCTAATTGTTTCTTCATTGACTCGTGAAACTCTTTAATTCCTTTCAACATATTTGTTTTTGTAGAAACCCATGCCTTGTATTCATCATTAATTTCCTTCACAATTTCCTTGCTAATATTATCAACTTCTGTCCCTTGGTCCAAATTATCAAGCATTTCTTTAAAATGGTCAATAATCTCGATACCAATTTTAATCTTGTCTGCCTCATTATTTACATTATGAATATACAGCAATACACATGAATCATGTACTTGAATTTCAAATGACTCTTTACCACAAATACCGGATGATTGAGAAAGAAACAATCCACAGCATCCCTTTTGTGTTTCTATATCACGAATAAATTTATTAACTTCTTCTGTCGGTACTGAACGGTTATAATCTTTGTTTTCAATTAAAATTCGCGTTTTATCGCGTCGTTCCAATATAAAATCACCTGTTTCTTTTGTTAATGCTACTGATTCAACAATACCGCTTGGGTATAGCGATTGTAAAATAGAAAACAACATATTTTCTGACACCTTGCCCTTTGAAGAAGAATTATTCATTTTCCCAAGAAGTTCATTGACACTTTGCTGATTGCTTGTTGCTATCTCTCTTACACTTGAAAATTGATGTTCTTGATTTATATTTAATTCTTTAAACCCAAACTCCATTCGCTCATTGGTTGTTGTAAGAGCCAACTGAGTAGATGTAAATTTTTGTTCAAGATGCATTAAATATTCATGGACTGATTGCGGGTTATGTTCCAAAATGGATTTAATATATTCTTGTATGGATTCATTATTTTTTGGCATAATGTCGCTCAATAAAAGATGAGTTTTATCCAAAAATGTTTGATTGTATTCTTTTAAAAGCGGAGAGATTTTATCAGAAACATTACTGCTGAGAATTGTTTTTACATCTTCAATGTATTCTGATTTTAGTTCTCTCATCTTTAAAGATAATTGTGTAAATGTTTCTTGTTGGTTGCGATTTACAGACTCATTTACTGATTTAAGGTCACCCTCGATTGTTTTTAGTTTATCGACAAGTTGTGCGACCATGCTTGTGCTGAGTGTGTCATCAATCGTTTTTTCAATCAAATCAATTAAAAGAAGGTTGGCGTTTTCAAAAGAAATTGATGGATGTTTTTTATAAAATTGTATAATTTTTTCATTGGTTGTTGTGAGAGACATTTATATATAATGTGGTGTGTCTTTATTTAGTTTAGATTATTGTTAGGTTATTGAATTAAGAATTGTAAAATACTTATTAATATATAACATAAAATTGAATTATTGATATTATTATTATGAATTAAATAAAAATGGATGAATTACTAGATATAAATAATAATATAAAACCAAAAACTTGGAATTATAAAAAAAATCATAAAATATATGCGGATTGGTTAGGTAAAGAATTAGGTTATACAAAAGAAGAA